AATACAACCTTCCAAAAATTCCAATATGGTGCCCTCCGTGTATATCTGCGGGGGTTTTTAAGACTAATCATACTTCCGGAAAATTTTTTTGAGATTGATATATCGTTCGCGTTTTGTCACCTCTGTAGGTTAGGGTAGTTTGGGTTTTTTATAACGCAACGCCGCCACGCGCCTATAACAACCGCCCGCAATTAACTGCCAAACGACTACATTAACGCATAATAACATAAGTGCCCCTCAGTGTCAACCAAGGGGCACACAGTTAGTATCAGAACTCGATGCTATCTGCAGTGGGTTCGTTATAACCCTGCTCAGAGGATTGCTCAGCGACGATTGCATCCAGAATGGACAGAATCTCAGTGCCAGTGTTACCTTGGGCAAGCAGAGAGGTGAGAACTTGCTTGGTCATAATAAAGAAGAAAAGTGTAAGAAACTGTGTGTCAAGTAAGTGTCTTTATAGGGCGCATCTTATTCCCTTGTGTGATGCTTACCGTGCGACTAGCAGAGAGTTGCTGTAGTGGTAAAACTTACGCACCTCATCATAAGAAACTGTGATGGGTTTGATGTTCACACTTGAAGGACGATTGATGGCATCTGAGCATTGCTTACAGATTTCATCAAACGAATACTTAGACTGCGGAATGTAACGCATGAGAGTGTTAATAACTGTGTGTGTCTTATGTGTTAATCAGAGGTCGAACACATCGCTATTCAATTGGACCACATTTACCTTGGGGTCGTTGAACTTAACCCCGTCAGGAGTGCTAACAATACCCTGATCATTCAGCAGATCAATGAAGTCAACGTAGTTGCCAACTTCCATAGCGAGGTGATACAAACCCTCATCATTGTTAATCCAGAGAGCAACATTCCAGGTCTCATAATTCTCCCAACCGTTATACTCAGTGGAGAGTAGATTACGCTGATAAGTAACAGGCATTTTTGAAGAGTGAGTGTTAATTAAGGGCGAAAGAGTTAGAGTCAGCGACCGTCCCAAACTTGAGAGGTCCAACCATCACGTTCCGCACGGCGACGATCATAATCATCAGCGGTCCAGTTGTCATCAAAGTCCCCGTGATAATTGGGGGAATTGAGTAGATAATCGGGCAGCGGTTCGTATTGCCCAGTCTGGAAGTTGTAGCGGGTAGGAGTGCTCATACTACTAGGACACTTTGGACGATCCTAACTTTAATACTCCTACACATCACCAGCGGTCAGGTACACTTAGGTCCTCAACGTAGGCATCACACTTCTCTGCAGGTTCCAACTTGAATAACTTCTCCCAGTCAATCTGGTGTGGGTCGAAGTCACCGAACACTGATAGATCCAGAGTGATTCTATAACGCTGCTTCTGTGCTGTCTGATAAGCAACTGACATAAGTACGCTCCGAATGTGTATAGAGGTATTGTAAGATGCTCTGGTGTTTGTGTCAAGTCCTAGGGTGTATTTATGACGGGGTGGGGTATTTGTGCGGGGGGATTGTGGGGATTTGAGAACGCGGGGGGTCTTGACATTTTTGCGGGGTCGTGTTATCATGCACGCTAAGATCACAAGGTCTGAGCACATTTAATTGACTATAAACACAAGGTCTGAGCACATTTAATTGGTCATAAATGCCCTCCTCATTCTCAATAATAACCCCTAATGATTCTCAATAAACTATAACTTATTGAGAATGATTTACAACACTCAAATACATTTTTTAATACATTTTTAATCGTTTTTTATTGTTTTTTTACTATAAATCACTCAAATAAGCATAAAAAAAGGATGCTGATGATTGCTCCCTATGTGTATTCAATCAAGTGCTAATCTGTACCTTGCATAATCTTCTGCATCCCTTCTTTTACGGAACATTGCTAACTCACCTTCAAACTTAAGAGGTAGATACCTATACTTCTTCCCTTCCTTAGTCATCACAATTCGGGAGAATAGGTGTAGAGAGTAAATACCATCTTCAGTTCTTTTTGCTTCTTTCTTAACAATGAAAGGAAGAACTTTTTGGTCGTTGAATGAAGACTTGGAGAGTAACATTGAGAGAGTTAGTTGTTGACCAATTCAGCAGGACTTCCACACGATTTGTAAAACTCAACCATGCGTTCTGCCTCTTCTAATGTAGAGAAACTTTGTGTCCTCCACTGTTGCTGATAAGGAGTGAAATAGCGAATCGTGAACATCAGTTCAGTTTGATACCATTGTTGAAAGGAACATTGGTTTGATTGGTATAAACAATCCACTCAAAGTTTTTCTGGAAAATGTACTCTCCATTTCCATGTGCTTGGAGAATAGCATTAAGGCGAGACTTGGTGGTGTTTGACTTATACCCACCATCAAACAATTCCAACCAAGTATCAGCAACCATTGCAATCAGATTGTTATACAGATAGACAAAAGATACACCTTCAATGTTAATAACTTCAGTGTTATCTTTCTTCCAATCAATCTCTTGAGAGATTGCATCATTCATTTGCTTTTCGATGACTCGCATTGTGGTTTTGTGGTTGTGCTTATACTACTAGGACACTTTCGACGATCCTAACTTTAATTGCCTCAGGAGTTCATCATCACATCCTTCTCCATCTGATACAGTGTTTCTTCATTCCAACGTTCAGAGATTGGGTAATCATTAGTCTTGTGAAGTTCCCAATACCAATAATCAAACAACTGCTCATTCAGTGAGAAAAGATTATCAAATGCAGCATTGATTGCATTGTTGATGTCAGTTTGAGTCATTGTGTTTGTGTTAGAAATCAACCAGAGATTTGAGTGAAAAGTGAGTTGAAGGCATTGTAGTCAGTATAATAATACTGCTGCTCTTCTTTGTTCCAGAGTTGGTAAGCATCGCATCCAATCTTATAATCAGAAACGACGTATTCTTTCCAGTTGCTATCAATCACAACAGTGCCAAGTTGTTGCTTGATGAGATTGTAGTTGATTGAAGTGTTGCTCATACTACTAGGACACTTTCGACGATCCTAACTTTAATTGCTAGTAATGGTTGGTCCTTCGACATCACAAAACTCAGACAAATAATAGTCTAATGTAACACCAACCTCATCTGCTAATTGTGTGTATTCTTGGAATTGTTCAGCATCAAGAATAAAGAATTGAGTTTCAATCATTGGTTGAAATAATGTCTGCTACAGTGTGCAATGTGCTTGAGGTAGTGTTACGAACTCCTGGTGAAAGTATAAACGCAACAATGAAAATGAGAAGAATTGTCTTCACTTTACAAGGTGACTTGAATGTTAAAGTTTTGCGACTCATTACATTCCATTGATGAAATCAGCAAGTGCATCCTTGTATTCACTTTCAGTCTCAAAGATGCGACCGTGAATGGTACGCGGATAGGTTACGTTTGTTTCACCAACTGCAGCAACATTACGGCAGTCTTGCTCATCATAACCCATCTCAATCAGGTTTTGAACATAAGGATTGTAGTGTGTCATTTGTTATCAGTTAGCGAAGAAAAAGTCAGCGATAGCATCAATCAACTCATCAGATGCAGAGATGTCGAACTTGTCACAGATGAAGTCTACACAATCATTCAAATCTGCAACAGGAAAGTCATTCATAAATCCGATCAGTTCGGATGTCATTTCAAGGTCAAGTGTGATGCTCATACTACTAGGACACTTTAGACGATCCTAACTTTAATTCAGAACAGATTGCGTCCGAATTGTCCACACAAATAAAATGCCATTCCTTTATCCTTCAGCGTCACACCTGCAAAGGTCAGAGGTACATAGCGACCGTTGGTTTTAGATGCTTTGGTGCGAATCTGCAGCAATCCGTGAGGTCCAGTGATGGTAGAAAGTTCTTTGCCAGCATTGAAAAGTGTGCGGATGCTGTTACAAATGAACTCATAATCCTCACGCAATTCGTTATAGTGCTGAGGATCAGTTTCTTCATTCAGTACAGCACAACCGACATAATCGTTGCTACGGGTGAAACCAACATAAAGAGTTTGCTTCAGTTTCTGCCCGACTTTGCTATTCTCAAAAGATACAGAATCTTCGATGATTTCAGACAAACAATGCTTCAACTGTGTTGCTGCAATGCTTTCACCAATCGTGAAAGTCTTAATCTCTCCATCTTCCAGATCTTGCAGGTCAGAAGAGTTAGGAACTCCAAGGGCAATTTCTAACAGTTGCCCACGAGCACCTTTGTTCTTTCCTGGTTTCTCAAATACGCTGAAATCAGTTACTTTCAGTTTGCCATAAACCTCATTCGTGGTTAGTTTGCTCATTGTGGTTCGGTGCTGATACTACTAGAACACTTTGGACGATCCTAACTTTAATCCTTTACAGATTCAACCAGTTCGTTGAGTTCATCTTCTTCATAATAGTGCGACAATTCTTCCATCAATTCAGACTCATTATAGTCGTGCATGTTGTCACAAATTGTATCAATGGCAAATGCACACAAATCGCGCACATCCATGCTATCAACAACTCGCTCAGCATAAAGTTGAACAAGTTTGCGAAGTTGGTCAGAGGAAAGAGTCATTTTGCGTTGCAATAGTTAGGGTCAATTTGGCAGAACTTTTCTGCTTGCTGTTCTTGATACACATTCACGGTAGCATGTGCTGCTAAACCTACTTTAAGACCGAGTGCAAGAGTGGCAATCAAAAGAGCAATTCTCATTTCAATGAGTATTCAGAACGTGGACAAAATCAAGGGAAAAAACACACCAACCAGTGTAATCTGTCACCTCTTCAACTAACACATCTGCGATTGCTTCATCATCATCGTCATCATCAACTTCAACCTCAAAGACATTACCAACAACAGAATTGATGACCGATTGTTGTTCTTCTACGGTGAAATCTTCGTCATCAAAATCAAATGTAACTTCGGTGACTTGGAGTGTAAGAGTTCTCATAATCAGTCAACAACAGAGTAACAAGCAACAGAGGAAGGAATACCAGATAATGCTAAAGAACTGTTGCGGTCATCAGCATAATCTTGTGCCTCATCTTCAGAGTAGAAAGGTCCAATGTATTCTGGAGAATCCAGGGCATCGGATACGAAACGGACGGTGAATGTTTTGCTCATACTACTAGGACACTTTCGACGATCCTAACTTTAATTCAAGAGGATTTGCATTACCAGGTGCCTCTTTGGATGTGGATTTTACGGATTTCCTGATAAATGAACTGACGAAGTTTAGGTTCGGTAGTGTTATCAAAAGCATAATAAAGACGGTTTAGGTATTCATCTTGTGTTGCTCCTATGTTACCATCACCACCAATGTCATTGAGTGATGAACCTGCCTTAGATTTAGCACGTCCAAAGTTGCCAGTGATGTTGCCTTGTGTTCTCAGTTTAGGACGAATCTTTGAGAGGTTAGAGTAAGTCATCGTGCAATAATGTCAACAGATTCCATCAGCATCAGTGCTAAGTCAACCTCAACATCCTCATCAACAATCGGAATGTTAGCATCAACAAACTCTGCTGCTAGTTGTTGCAAAAGAGTGTTCATTCTCTCATCAGCATAAGCAAAGGTCGCAAAATCACTCTTGAAACCATCACGCAGCAGACGCAGGGAACGTGTTACTGTTAGGTCTTTAATGTCTTGAGTATAAGTCATTTTGTTTCCATAAGATAATTGAGTTTTTCTACTGGTTTGTCACAAGTTTGACACCATGAAGCAGACCAAGAAAAATGATAAACTTTATGAACTGATTCACAATGAGGACATTTGATGTTTCTACCATAACGACCAGTTCTTGATGTTTTCTTGACAGGAATAAAGTTCATTGTGTTAATCAACGCTGGTAAAGATAGGCACCTGCCCAATCTGCATGTTGAAGCAACCACTCACGTTGCTCAATCAATCGCAAGTCATAGCGAACACCTTTGGCAGGAGACTTCCAACTGGCAGACTTATAAACCTCACCAGTTTGCTTATCAATGAAACAATGAACCGAACGAGATCCAGCAGCGTTCAGAATAACTTTATGATACTTTCTACCAGTCTCGGGGTAGAAATCATAATCACAAGTTCCTTGCTTAAGTTTAGTAATCTGTGCATCATGATACTCTACATCAGAGGTGCGGAGTTGATGACTACGAATAGAATAGTCGATGTAGTTTTGACGCAATGCTTCACACAATGCGTAAGTATGTGCTAGAACAGCATTAGCAATGTTTTGTTTTGCTTCTGCTTGTGCAGCGTATTCTGCGAAAGTTGTGGTTGTCATACTACTAGAACACTTTGGACGATCCTAACTTTAATTCAACCCCAATTCTTAGCGATGGTGAAGTTGGCATGAGAGAATACTTCACGATCAACGACTTTATAAATGCCGTGTTTGTTGGTGATACAATAACCTTCGTGGAAGGATTGCACATCGTGAATGTAACACTCAATCTCATCCTTCTCGTGAATGAACAGGAACAAATCTTCCTTGATAGATGCAACGAGTTTCCACAAACGAATCAGGTTGATGTCACAATCGCATTTTTCTGCAATTTCATTTTCATTCACGGGGATTTGCTCCCTGATACAGGAGTTAATCTCTTTTTTGATTTGTGTTGCTTTGTTCGGTGTCACAAACTCACACAGAGTGCTCATTTGCTTGGCAAACTTACACACATCCTCCAAATCTTCACGATAAGGGTTCAGTTCCACTTCAGGTTGCACAAACAGGCAATGCTTAGTGCTAATGAGTTTGGATTGCAGAGGAGCAGCAATCATCTCACGGATGTCATCAGAACCGCTGTAGATTGTATGCGGAGCAATGATAATGTCCTGACGAACTGGTGCAGGGAACTTGTAGGTAATTGTATTGGGAGTAAATGTATCCAACCCACTACCAAAACCAATCCAATCACCTTGCAGCACTTGCTTAGTGCGAGGCAGAAAATCCAGGCAGAAAATGAGGATTTGAGTTACACGAGGTTGTCCACCGAAATGAGTGAAGATGTCATCCTCATTATAGCAAAGGCGAATCTTTTTCTTGTTAAATGCTGCTTTCGTGCAAACAAAGAACTTACCATTCTGAGGATTAGTTCCCCAAACAATAGCAGGCGCACCATCCATCTTGATGCTGATGGTAGAATCTACCTCAGAGAACCAATCCAGAACTGACAGATTGCCCGTCAGGATCTCATCTTCAGGATGCTCTAGATGTTTGTTCTGCATTGGTTGCTTGCTCATACTATTGGGACAGTTTGGACGATCCTAACTTTAATTCAGAAGAAATCAATAGGAGTTGACTGTTTTTCTGTGCTTTCAATTCTTTGCAGTGACTTCTGATAGTATGTCTCATCAACTTCACAACCAACGAACTTTCTTCCGTGCATTTTGCAAGCAACACCAGTAGAACCTGATCCACCAAAAATGTCAAGAACTGTTTGCCCTGGTTTGGATGAAGTAAGCACTAACCTTTCCATTAACGGAATAGGTTTCTGTGTGCTATGGAACTTCTCAACTTTGCGGTCATAGAAGTTGATGTCATCCCACACATCTGTCAGACCTCGCTGTAAATTAAATGTGTAGACCAGTTCATCATACTCAGGAAGATTCATTACTTCTTGTAACTTAGTCCAATCATCTCTGGTAGGGTAGACTCTATGCTCTCTTGGTTTCTTTTCGGATGCAATGCAAGCAAACGTGCCACCACCTGTTGTTGCTTTACCAAGAAATCCATTCACGTCGCAACCTTTCCACCCCAATCTTTTACGCTCTGCCTGTAGTAAATCACGGATGTAATCTCTTGCTTCATAGTGAAAGAAGAAGATAGATTCAGTGGCAGTAGGAAACATTTTAAGTTTATCACTTGTTCTACCTGCAACTGCTTGCATCCCTTTGTTCACTACAATCTGCTGACGGAATGTGAATCCAGTACGTTCAATCACAGGCAAAAGGTGGCAGAGTTGTTGTGGGAAACCAAACAACCAGAAACTACATCCCCACTTGGCAACTCTACCCAACTCAGTAATCCACTGCTCACACCATTCGTAGTATTGGTCTATAGTGAACCACTGATTGTCCCACTCATCGTTGACAACACGATAGTAAGGTGGGTCCGTACAGATTAAATC